TAATATCAACACCATCAGGCCAATCTCCAAGGTTTAGAGAAACCTCTGAGGACACCAATGACCCGATTACCACACCATTCTCAATAACAACAATGACCTCGTCACCGTCTACTGGCTCTAGGTAAATGTGATCAAACACGGTTCTTATATTGACGTTGAATGAATTTTGGTCAATGACAATTAGCTTAGAGTCCTCTAATCCGTCTTGAGCATAGAAAATCATCTCCTCCCCAATGGCCTGGAACACATCCTGGTCTGGTGTCAGGCTCGTTATAATAACCGGCACTTGGTCTGGAGCTCCTGTATCAAGCTGCAATGGCCATGATTGCAAGAAATACCCGCTACCAAGTTGAAGCGGCTCGTCAAACCGGTCAACACTAAAGGCCATTTGGCGAGGTGGATTGCGGTAGCGGGACAGAATCTGCGCACCTAATCTTGTTGCCGTGCTACGAGCGAATTGGGCGATCCACCGTGAAAAGACCTTTTTAATGGCGGGTTGACCATTGTCGATCTCAGATTGTGCGTCAATGGACAACACCCCGGAGCTGTAATTACTTTCCCTCGAAAGGTCCTCTAACGGGTTAAGCTGTGAGTATGACGTCCACACCTCTGAGACCCGCTTATCTGGTTGCTCAGTAATCTTAAGTGAACTGGCCAGTAACTTGTCATCGTTCAGCACTTGGGCCGTTGCTGAGACCGGCCGCAGCGAACGCAGCTTAATTTTCTTAGCGATATCGTCCGTGTACATGACCAGTCCAATTTGCTCGATGAGCTCATTGATTAGGTCGCTGACTGCTGTTGGGCTAGCAATTACGGCTGAATACACCCGGTTAACATACAGCGAGAGCTCGTACGCCCACTCATCAATTGGGATCCAATCGGGATCTGCTAACGCGTACGTTAGTAGCAGGTCACTGATAATACCATCGCCAGTCTCTGCATCATACACCAACGCAACTTGGACAAGGTCCCCAGACTCGTGGTTTTTATCTTCAGTGGTGTATTGACCCCGTGAAAGCGTTAAGACATCTCCAGACCTGGTGAATGTCATCATCTCCTCACCAATAGAGCAGATGCCCTCAGTGGGGTACTCTATATCGCCCACTCCCGACGGGTCAAGTGTAGCTGAGGTTGCCCCAGCAGCTAGTGAGGAAAGCAATACGCCTGTTGACTTACCAGGAGCCTGAGCTCGGTCACCATCAGCTATTTTTAATAAATCCTTAGCAATGATCTTGTAGACACCGGACGTGTCGGGGCCTTCCGTGCTCTCCACGATGTAGTGGCGAGTCTCCATCTCCTCCAGTGTCTGACCAAGAAAACCAGTAATCCACCTGAGTGGGCGAGCAATGATGTAAGGGCTACGGGCTCGAAATTTACCCCAGAAGGTACCTTGGTGAAATGGGTCGTAATCACGCTCAGCATAATACGGGTCAGTGAGGGTATCGCTATCTTGGTGGTCCTCAAAGCTAATTGTTAGCGATGCGCGCTCACCAAGATCAACCCCTGGATTAATCACTTGGGCTGTGAAATCTATCCCGCCAGTCTTGATACTGGGAATGGCATCGATGTCTCCTGGCAAGTACTCAGTGCTCTCTGCAAAGCGCAGGGTTTTAGGTTCATTGAGAAAATTAGCTTGATCCTGGCAGGTCTTAAAGGTATTGAAGCACTTACGGTCTCCAGTAACACCAATAGAGGCTGTGCAGGGGGATACCCCATATGAATGGGCACAAAAATCAATGTCAAGCTCAACGTAAGTGAGTAACTTTCGCTCGCTCATGTTACGTCCTCAGTGTCTGTTATTGACCCAGAGTCGCTGATGTGGTCGCCAATACCCTGTATCTTAGCATTCCACTTCATCATTCCATTGCTTCGTTGGTTGGTGGGCTTTATATCGCCCTGTGTCCAAACAAACCCAATTTCACGTGGGTAATCACCAGGTCGCCATGCCCAGAACCAAGGTTGGGTCTTTGCTGCAATGACGAATGGCTCAAAGTAATTGCGGTACCACGCTGGGGTTATATTGTGCATATCAATGGCAGTAGCAACGTATTCCCTGACAATTGTGCGCCCAAGAAAATTACCATTCTCGCTATTGCGCACCTTGCTCGTAGTCATGCGGCCCATTGTAATGGGGGTGTGACCAACATAGATGTGCCGCTGCAGGGCTAATGAACGGCCGAGGTATAGGATGGCGCAGTACGGTGGAGCCGTGCCAGCAGCTAAGGCTATACGGTATTGCGCGTAGACAGCCAGTGTAAACAACTGCATGTGCGGGGCATCGCTATCTGGGATAACACTATCACTAATCTCGTCCCACTCGACCCCGTCATTCGAACCCTCTACTGTGTACGCTATGCCGGCACCACCAAGGTTGTGGTTAGCAAACCCCACGTAATCGACACCGTCATTGATCCCAGACGAAATGTAGATATATTGCAGAATGGCGGCAGTCGACTTCCACTTTGAGGCGGTGCTGACGTTGCCGAGATTTCTGGCTGGGTACTGAATATCCTCGAACTCTGCGGTCACTGATGACGGGGTAACCAGTGTCCGGTACCCAATACGGGGTGAGTTAGGGTCAAACAGCGGATTCTCGCTGAGTACAATATTTTTACTGATGATAATCATGTGAACACCACCTTTCCGCCGTCCTTCTGAAAATCAAGCAGCTTAGACGCCAACATTTTAACTGTTTTGCCGTCGAACATTGCATTGGGGTCAAGGCCAGTAACGGCCAATGACTGATGTCCGCCAGACCCTGCACCTCCACCCCCTGCGCCAGCCTCTCCTGGTGCCGAAGTAGCCGCACTGGGGGTGCCAGATGATGGGCTAGCCGCGCCGCCACCAAACTGAGTAGAGCTAATGGCGCTGATCTGTCCAATAGCATATACACCAGCGGCCGCGGCGTAACCAGCAGCAACCACTGGGGCCCATGGGCCACCGACAGACATACCGGCTTCCCAAGCAGACATGACCCCTGAGACACCCTTCATGGTGGCTTGTGATAGTGCCGCTGCTTTGTTTATTTCGAATGCCGCTCGTGAGTGGGACGCAAGACCGGCGGTCATCTCAATCATGGTATTCAACCCAATCGCTAACTGGGCCTGCCATGATTGCTCATTGAGCTTTTTAAGGTCAGCCCAATTTTTAATTTTCATGTTCTTTAATTTGGTATCATGGTTCGACTCATTGCGTTCGCTAATCTCACGGTACTTCTGCTCAGTAATAACCCCATTGAGAAGAGCCTGCTCTAACAACTCCTGGTCGTCCTGGTACCGCTTCATCTCTTGAGATATTTCGTCTTCATTGCTAAGCGCAATGGCCTCAGAACGCTGACGCAGCTGTTCGAGAAATGCTTCATTGCCAGCTTGACCGATGGCTATCTTCGCATCGACCCCATCCTGATACTGCTGAGCAAGCAACGCCGCAGCTTCTGCCGCCTCAGTGGCTAGTTCTGGGTTGGCCCGTACAATCTCATTGAGCTTTTTATACTTTTCTTGAAGCTCTAAAACAGCTGCGTCATCGCCCTCAGTCGCACCTATCTTTATCTGGCCGATCTCTTTTAGCCCACTAAACGCATCTATTGTTTTGCGTGCAGCCTCTGCAGCTTGAATCTGAGACTCAGTGGCTCCGTCCATGCGTAGTTTAAAAATGGCAATTTCTGCTGACGTCATACCCAACGTTTGGGCCTGAAGCTGCAAATTCTTAACGATGGATTCGTTAGATTTCTCGCGCTTCTTTGCGGCCTCTTCAGCATCTGCGGCAGCTTTCTTCTCAGCCTCAGTGAGGCGTTTAAGCGACGCCATCTGTTGGACAGCCGAGTCCTCAGCACTCGCAGCCGTTTCGCTCCATACCTTCTTAACCCTGGCCTCGTACGTTGCCATAGCGGCATCACTATCAGCTGAGCGCTGCTTCATGATGTTCATGGCACCAGTGAAGTCACCGCTTGCTGCTGCCACAGCCGCTGCTGCCGTTGCACCGATCCAACCACCAATGTCTGCGAATGTGGATGCGACAGTTAATCCCACTGTTACAAGGCTTTTAAGGATAGTCGATAAGAACCCAGCTCCAGTGGCCAGTGTATCCTGATCTTTAGCAACGTCGAGAAGTACATCACCGATATTGGTCAACGCTGGTAGTAATTCAGCTGTAAGACGGGTAGCAAAACCACCGCCAGCCTGTGACAAGACATCTAGCGTATCGTTAAAGTGATCAGCTGCTGCAGCAGTTTCATTGGAGAATACCAAACCTAGTTGCTGAGCCAACTCCATTTGCTTTTTCAAACCCTCACTGCCGTCATTCAACAGTGGGATAAGTTTTGCGCCTGATTTTCCAAATAGCTCTACAGCCATAGAGGACTTGGCAGCACCATCTGGGAGTCGTTGAAATTTATCAGCGATATCAGCTAGCACAGCGTCTGCGTTTCTAATCTTACCACTGGCATCAGTAGTAGACACACCAAGATCATTAAAGGCCGCAACTTGCTGCTTATTACCACTAACAGCTTCCTGAATATTCCTATTCAGTTTATTGACGCTAGTAGAAAGATCCTCCTGGGTGACTCCAGCCTGTCGGCCGGCAAACGTAAGACCAACAAGCGACTGAACAGAAATGCCCATGGATTTAGCGAGGTCATTCTGTGAATCCATGGCCTCAATAGTGGAACGTACCATTACAGCCGCTCCGGCTGCATAGGCGGCACCAAATGCAACACCAAGCTTTAACGCCGTCTCAGAGGTGGTCCCCATACGGGTTTCAATGTCTTTGAGACTTTTTTCAGCGTGTTTAATGCCAGCATCAAGGGCCTCAGTATCGAGACCCAAGTATCCGACAATCCCACCAATGTTGTCATCAGCCATTATTGAGAACCTCCAGTAGCGCGTCGAACGTAGACTTAGGCATATCGCCTATTTTTTCCTCTGGCTGGTAGAATTCTGCAAGTTCCCAAAATTCTTGTGGACTCATCTTCCAAAACACGTCTGGAGAGATTTGCCACGCCCCGCACGCTACCCGATAAAATCCTGACAGCACGGAGGCCTGTTCTAAGAGCTGCTGCCAGTCAATTTCTTTGCTGGAGATTTACCAGCGGCATACGCATCAAACGCTTCATCATCAATATTCTTACGCAGGTATAGACATGCGATCTGAAGATTTAGTGCGTATTGGGCAATTTCTTTGTCTGGGGCTTGAACAATGTGTTCAATAATTTCCTGGTGCTTGAGATCTGTGTGACCAGATACAACAGCAGCAACTACACGAGCGAGTCGAGTATAAGCAACTGATTGCATATTGGGAAGTATAAAAGATGCAATCGCATCAGCATTGGCGCTGAAACCACGTTCTATGCGCTCTATGGCGTCAAAATCAACTGGCACAGTGATTTCTTGTCCGCAGAGTTTGAATAAAATATTTTTGCGCATGACAACCTCAAAATTAAGCGCGGCTTTCACCGCGCATGGTTATGATACAGCTGGAGTGTTGGTTACAGGACCGGACGATTTCAAGTCGCACTTGAATGTCACAGCACCTTTGTGCTCAGCACCAAGCGACAACGCCCCGAGTAGAAAACCATCGCGGGCTGCTGTAATGGTGCCATTCGGGTGCTGAACAGTTACGTCCTCATAAGTACTGCCTTCCCACTTAGTCAGCAACTCGTTGTAATTGTCGATGGTGGTTACACCCTCCAAAGAAACGTCAACGCCTTTCGTACCAGGCTCTGAGAGGAAGGTGGTGAATCCATCACTATCATCGTTGGTGACGTCGATAGATTCACGGTTAAATTTCAATTCACGCTTCTGAACAGCGGCTATAACTACGCCGCCAAACAGAATTTTCATATAACGACCATTGTAGCCGGTTTCTGGATTACTCATCGCGATAAACTCCTATCGATTAAAGAACTGGGTAAGGCCAAACGCACCCCTTCGGCCAAGAACCAAAGATTACGCCGTACCCATTCCTAGCCCACCGGGTGCAGCGGGTGGGGACTTTGGGCCGATAATGGCCTTTGGTTGGGTACAGGTAAACGGTTTACTGGTGCCGTATTTGTCGGTAACAGTCGCAGACCACACGTCTGTTGTTTGTAGTTGACCCCCTACTGGTATGGCGTAATTGAACAGTGGGGAATCACCGCTATATATTTGTTTTCCATTAAGCGAAATATTGTACTTATCAATTTCAGAAGCCGCGAGTGGGATGCCAACTGTCTCACCAACCGCCGGTTCACGGGTAGTGGGCGTCACCACTGTGACGCATTCATTACCAACCGGGCATGATCCGGTGGTAGTGACAGTGCAAGACGCGGCCACCGCGGCTGCTACAGGCGCCATTGAAAGCACCAAAACCAAACCATATTTTTTCATTTTACGCCCCTTTGGCAGCGTCAATAGCCGATTGGGCATCGGCTGATAGTTGAAGTAATTCTTCGGCTGATATTTCACGATTTTCAGCTTTAGCTTTATCACGTATAGCCTGCAGCTTTTGAATATTGATCCCAGTAGATTCAGCAACGTCCAAAGCCGCCCCCAATACCTGCAATATCTTTAACAATACTTCTGCGTTCATGTCAGCATCCCCACTTTAGTTGGTTGAATCTTTTGCAGTTCAATTATCAGTGAATTGATAATCGCCCGAGCAACTGCGGCCTTATCCGCGGCTGTAGCTACACTTGATGGTAGTACCTGTGCAGCCACGTCCAGTGCATCTTTAGCTGTTTGTAACTGCACCACCATACTGTCTCGCTGGGCTGCAGTTATCAATCCAGCGGTCTTAGCTTCTGCGACGGCTTTAGCTGTGGAAGCAACTAGCGTATACCCAGTCGCGATGCTATCCTGGACTGAAGACGGTTTAGTCAATACTGAGCAGCCGTGCATTGAGGAAAGTGCCAGAACCATCATCGTGCCAGCCAATACCCAAACGATAAAAGCACCCAAGGCAAATCCCCTTTGATCCTTCGCTACATCATCCAGATTGGCGGCCGCTTTTACGATGTCATTTGTCTGAGAAATATTGGCCGGACTATCAGAAAGTCGTGATTGTACCAACTTAGCTGTAGCGAGAATAGCACCGAGAAACGACGCTACGTACGCAGATTGAGAGATTTCAGAAAGATTACTCACACCTCCTTGGGATAGTAACGAAAGAACTGATGTGGCAAAAGTAATAATGAAACCAATAAGGGCATCAATAGCTACCCGCGTAGTAGAGGTCACGTTCATGTCATTTCTCCTGCTCTTGCTGTGGTCGAAGTTGTGCCCGCGTAAAAAACATATTCTCTAACAAACCCATTGCACGACCGCCCATGTGGCCTGCTATACCACTACCGGCAGCCGATAAATAAAAATCGAACCCAGCTTTATAGCACAACAGCGCTGTTACGATACCTACAAATCCACTAACAGTCCACTCTCCTACCAGTGCCATCACTGAAAAAGGCATTTTGTTCCTCCGTATCCTAGTCAGGTAGGACGCGGTGCCGCCCCACATTGCTAAAAGAATGAACCAAATATAGGCTCC